ATGCTGGAACAAATGGGCATTGCCGCGAAGCAAGCCTCGTATAAATTAGCGCAACTCTCCAGCCGCGAAAAAAATCGCGTGCTGGAAAAAATCGCCGATGAACTGGAAGCACAAAGCGAAATCATCCTCAACGCTAACGCCCAGGATGTTGCTGACGCGCGAGCCAATGGCCTTAGCGAAGCGATGCTTGACCGTCTGGCACTGACGCCCGCACGGCTGAAAGGCATTGCCGACGATGTACGTCAGGTGTGCAACCTCGCCGATCCGGTGGGGCAGGTAATCGATGGCGGCGTACTGGACAGTGGCCTGCGTCTGGAGCGCCGTCGCGTGCCGCTGGGGGTGATTGGCGTGATTTATGAAGCGCGTCCGAATGTGACGGTTGATGTCGCTTCCCTGTGCCTGAAAACCGGTAACGTGGTGATCCTGCGTGGTGGCAAAGAAACCTGTCGCACTAACGCGGCAACGGTGGCGGTGATTCAGGACGCCCTGAAATCCTGTGGCTTACCGGCGGGTGCCGTGCAGGCGATTGATAATCCTGACCGTGCGCTGGTCAGTGAAATGCTGCGTATGGATAAATACATCGACATGCTGATCCCGCGTGGTGGAGCTGGTTTGCATAAACTGTGCCGCGAGCAGTCGACAATCCCGGTGATCACTGGTGGTATAGGCGTATGCCATATTTATGTTGATGAAAGTGCAGAGATCGCTGAAGCCCTGAAAGTAATCGTCAACGCGAAAACTCAGCGTCCGAGCACGTGTAATACGGTAGAAACGTTGCTGGTGAATAAAAATATCGCCGATAGCTTCCTGCCCGCATTAAGCAAACAAATGGCGGAAAGTGGCGTGACGTTACACGCTGATGCAGCTGCACTGGCGCAGTTGCAGGCAGGCCCTGCGAAGGTGGTTGCTGTTAAAGCCGAAGAGTATGACGATGAGTTTCTGTCATTAGATTTGAACGTCAAAATCGTCAGCGATCTTGACGATGCCATCGCCCATATTCGTGAACACGGCACACAACACTCCGATGCGATCCTGACCCGCGATATGCGCAACGCCCAGCGTTTTGTTAACGAAGTGGATTCGTCCGCTGTTTATGTTAACGCCTCTACGCGTTTTACCGACGGCGGCCAGTTTGGACTGGGTGCGGAAGTGGCGGTAAGCACACAAAAACTCCACGCGCGTGGCCCAATGGGGCTGGAAGCACTGACCACTTACAAGTGGATCGGCATTGGTGATTACACCATTCGTGCGTAAATAAAACCGGGTGATGCAAAAGTAGCCATTTGATTCACAAGGCCATTGACGCATCGCCCGGTTAGTTTTAACCTTGTCCACCGTGATTCACGTTCGTGAACATGTCCTTTCAGGGCCGATATAGCTCAGTTGGTAGAGCAGCGCATTCGTAATGCGAAGGTCGTAGGTTCGACTCCTATTATCGGCACCATATAAATCAATGAGTTACCTCACATTTAAGTAAACTACGTTCTCCTCTTGTGCCGTATTTGTGCCATTGCGACTTATAATCGCATCGATTTTGCTCGCGTGCTCGGTGAGATGCCCGGCTGAAAGGTGGGCGTATCTTTGAACCATTTCGAGAGTTTCCCATCCTCCCATCTCTTTAAGTGCAAGAAGAGAGACACCGGACTGAACCAGCCAGCTTGCCCAGGTATGCCTCAGGTCATGGAAGCGGAAGTTGCTAATGCCTGCCCGCTTTAACGCTCCCTTCCATGCCTTGTTGCTGTCGGTTCTCATCTTCCTTACCGCTGCTGTTTTTGTTCCGTCGCTTCGGTAGGCAGGTTTGGTGTGGACAAATACCCATCTCTTATGGAGCCCCTGCTGTTTTCTTAATATCTGGCATGCGGTTTCGTTAAGAGGAACTCCGATCGCATTGCCAGCTTTTGTTTCATCAGGGTGCATCCATGCCATTTTCTTATCCAGATCGACCTGTGACCACTCAAGGTCTGTAACGTTGGAACGGCGAAGGCCTGTCGTGATTGCAAACATGACCACAGGGAAGAAGTGAGGAGCAATTTCTGCAAACAGGCGCTTCGATTCCTCCTCTGTAAGCCATCTGATGCGTCCATTCTTAACGCGTGGTGTTGATATTTTGGGTGCTCTGTCAAGCCATCCCCATTCAACAGCCATATTGAGAATGGCGCGAAGTATTGCCAGATGCCTCGTCTTCGTTCCTTTGCTTGCCAGCTTTGGTTTATACTCCGGCACCGGATTGCCAAGTCGCAAACACCTGTCCCGGCTCATCTCCCAGTTCAGGCGATGGCGGCGGTTTTCCATCCCGTCTACCGCCTCCATTATTTTTTCTGTTGTTATGTCAGAGAGAATGGCTTCTCTGAAGTGCAACATCCAGAACGATATAATGCTCTTGTCATCATCAATGGACTTCTTATCCGATTTCTCACGCAGCCACCGTATGCAGGCTTCCTTGAATAGCTTTTTCGGTGATTCCCCGAGATTTTTTACTCTCCACGCTTCTGCTTTCAGACGATCGTGAAGTTCTTGCGCTTGCCTTTTGTCCGATGTTTCAAGAGAGCGTCTAATTCTTGATCCATCTGGCGCGACGAAATCGCAGTGCCACGTGCCACCGCGTAGTTTGATTGACATGCTTTAACCTCCTGCACATCAACCGCATTCACCGCGCTATTGTGTCTCACAGACTTAAGCGCCGCAATGCAGTCTGACTTGCAAATGCGATATGGGCTTTTAGGTTTATCTGGATTTATCTTTGCGGCCTGAAGTCGTCCACTTCGTATCCACTGCGTGATAGTGCCTTTGTCTACCTTCAGATACGACGCTGCCTCTTCACGAGTGAAGATTTCTTCTTCCACCTGGAATCTCCATTTATTGGATTGGTATTATTGCGGTAGGTCTGGATATCATTGAGCAATGAACAGGCCTCATCGAGTGTGAGGCTGTGGTTAGTCCTTGCGTAGCTCTCTGATTCTTCTGTAAGTCTCTGGTGCTTTGTTTCCGTGTATCTTCATTTCAGACTTCAACAGAGCAACGAGGGAATCCCATTCGTTGAGGATTCCTTTGAATGCCGGAACGCGCTTTGCAACCTTGTCGAATGAATCTCTGATTTCTGGAATCTGCTCAACAAGTGCAACGCATCGCCGAAAGTCTGCTGCGTCATGGGGAGCGTCGAAGTGATGGCCATAGATATTCTTTTTCAGTCCACATGCGATTGAGGCAAGAGTTGCGCTACTGATGCCGACATCGCCAGTCGATTGCCATTTCAAAACCTTCATAGCCAAATCTGACATTTCTTGTCTCCATAAAACAAAACCCGCCGTAGCGAGTTCAGATAAAAGAAATCCCCGCGAGTGCGAGGATTGTTATTCACCTTTGACGGCAAGTTGCAGGTTAGCCATTACCGCACCTCCAGTCTCCATACCGCCTGACCAATCCGGCTGGCATAGGTATCTTTGGATACTGCTCCGTCTTTAGCCAGCTCCATAAGAATTTTGCGCAAATCTGCCGAACGCCATTCCTCATCAGGAAATTCCTTCTCCATTGCCAACCGCAGATTCCAGGTTGCCATCATGAATGGATATTCCCCGCCGAGAGCTTTATCTTGCAGGGCAGCCCGGGAACGCATCACCTGCAAAACCTTCTCTTTTACATCCATCATTTCGCCTCCTGCGGCGGTTCTGGTAGCGGCATCCAGTGTGACGGTTTCCACGACGCACCAGGAATTATCCATCCATCATTAGCGTCAGGATGCCCCGGGATGTAAGTAGCCCATTTCATTCGCCAGTCACCTTTCCTGTCAAACTCCACGGCAACAAGAACGGCTGTTTTGGTATTCGGCATTCGCTCACTACAGCTTATCCAACTATCCGGAGTTACCGGAGAGTTGCCATTTACATCGAAGTTTGGCTCTGCGTCCTGAACCAGGAGGATGTAACCATTCTTGGCTGTATCAAGTTCTAACGCCTCGGTGACGGTGCCGAAATAGCGATTACCTAAATCAGCATCACAAGTGCTTACATCAATGGAAACTTCCATGCCTTCGATTAAGTCTGGCAAGTTGTAAGTTTGGCTTACAGGTTCGGCTTCCAGCGATGCCAGTGCAATTCGTGCCAGTTCCATTTGTTCGCCACGAGTAAGCCCGTTTTCAAGCGGATCTTTAATGAACAATTCAATACGTTCTTTGGTAATAGAATTCATGCTATTTCACCTTAATCTCAACATTTCGCAGCTTTAGCTCTACTGGCAGGTCTGACTTTCCGGTTAATGCCAATGCGAGATTTTCTGGAGTAATGAGAGCAGTTATTGTTTTCCCCCTCGCCAGACGAATAATCATTCGTATCTCGCAATCGTCACATGCTCCAGGTCGAACAATTGATATTTGTCCATTCATCTCACTCTCCTTTGATGCGAATGCCAGCGGCGCGGATTGCAGCGATGACCTCAGAAACTTTGTATGCCATTACCGTTTGGTAATCATCGTGAAAATCTGTTCGATGAAGCATGCTGCTACGTTCTGGGAGCAGTATTTCCCGTGCTTCCAGTTCTGCAATGCGCTTTTTGTCTGCTTCCCGTTCATCCAGTAGTGCCAGCACAACCTGAGGTGTGACTTTCATACGAAATGCCAGCAATTTTTGAGGCGTTGCTACTGTTTCAATTGCTACTGCTGCCTCACGCAGTGCCTGGTAATTAATTTCGCTCACTGGTTGCCTCCTTTGCGAAGCTGGGCAGCAAAGTCACGGATAGTGTCATCAAGGTCTGGGCACAACAGATGGTCAGCAAACATCTCTACCCCATGCGCCCGTACTTCAGCCAGGAAAGCATCGGTGGCTGGGGTTTCAGTAACATCATCTTCCCATTCGCCAAACTCCTCACGACAAAAGTCATTAAATTCCTTCTCAGATTGCTTAAGCGAGGTATTTTCTGCAGCCATCTTCGCGCATTTAGCCTCAAGGTTATCAATCGTGATTCCAGCAGAACGACACTCCCGCAACGCCGTTTCCAGTTTTGATTCAAGTTCACCGAACTTACGGACAAGATATTCAGCGTTTGTTTCGTTAACCTTTAAATCTCGGGGGATGCATTTACCTTTCAGAAAACCATCCATCTCAATTAGTGACATTTGTTTCATTTTTTCCCACTCCGCCACATCGCATTCAGATATTTGTTTTGATTCACTGATGGAAAAGAATTTCTCTTAAGCAATTCCTCTCTCGATGGCATTGGCTTTACGCGTTGGCGAATAATCATTTCTGCCGGAAGAATGCCGGGGTTGTATGCAAGTCCTCTCATGGTAAATTCCTCAGTCATTACTGATAGCGCCATAGCGTGAGCGGTAATTACGCAGGCGCGGGTCAATTTCAGGGAAGTGGGTATATGTGGCTTTGCGGAATGGTCGGATTGATGTCTGGTAAATTCGCTCGCGTTCTTCTTTCTCTGCAAGCCATATACAATGGCGAAATTCCTTTTCCTCTTTCGTTTCCTGCGGTAGCGACATTATCCGATCGTAGTTTTTTCTGAATTTATCCAGCACCTCCGATACGGAATTGCCGGAACAGCGGCGCGGGTCATCCGCACCATACAGAGGCGCTGGCATGGTTTTCTCCTGTTGATTATTTAGCTAACTTTTTCCAGATCGCTGAAACGTATTTGGCTTGGTGAATGGCATCATCAAGAGCGTTGTGGCGAGTTCCTTTGAATGGCATATCTCGCTTAGGGTCGAATCCTATTACCTTTCCAAGCTCGACGATTGTTCTTACGTCGCGGTCATTCCACCACTGCCATGGAACTGGCTGCCCTGTCAGCGAATAACTGTTTCGGAGAATAACGCAGTCAAATGATGCTCCATTCCCCCAAACCTGAACGAATTTGTGGTTAGCGTTCTTTATGATGAATTCAGATAACCATGAAAGAGCCGTTGAAAGCTCCTGAGTGTTGCTGGTTAGCGATTTTCTGGCTTCTTCACTCTGTTCCAGCCACCATAAAATCGTTGAAGCGTCAGGACGCGCCCGATATCGCATTGATGACTCAAGCGAGATATTTACCGAGAACTCTTCTCCTGTTTCTCCGGTATTCGGGTCAAAGAATACCGCCCCAATAGAAATAACTGGCGCGTATGGCCCGTTGCCCATTGTTTCAAGGTCAACCATCAAGTGATTCATGTAAGTCCTTAAATTGCGTGAATAGCGTGACGAGGGAAGGGGAGAGTTACTGGTTCCTCGTCTGGGTAGATAGGTTTGTTATGTTTGTGCCACTCGACATGACATGACTTGCAGAGCCACATCACATCGGTTGGTTTGCTGTAGTCGCAGTGGTGCGCCTGTGGTTTACATTCTGATCCGCAGCACTCACATTGTGGTGGTCGGATTAGCTTACCGTCGCGCAAAAAATTACCCACAATGATGTGGGCTTTTCTTTTCCATGGGTTGCTCTGAATGAACCGCTTTTTGGCTGCGTTACACCGTTCTCTTCCGCGTTCCGATGATTGATATTCTCTCCTTGCTGATACTCGATGTGGCAATCCAGCGCGTTCTTTGTCGTATTCAGCCAGGCAAGCCCGGCAAGCGGCAGTTAATCCATCTCTGGATGCTCTTCTGATTTGAAAGTCCCTTTCTTCCTTCTGTTGATGGCATCTTGAGCAGATTTTCATATTCAGCTCCTAGAACGGAATATCCGAATCGTCGAAGTTCATAGGTGGTTCGCTGTGATTCCCATGCTGCTGAGATTGCTGTCTTTGTTGCTGGCCGTTATTTCGCTGAGGTGAAGACTGTTCATTGCCTCCTTGCTTGCCACCAAGCATTTGCATGGTTACACCAACGCCTACGATAACTTCGGTAGTGAACCGATCCTGTCCGCTTTGATCCTGCCATTTTCTTGTCCGCAATTTGCCTTCAAGATAAACCTCTGAGCCTTTTCGCAGATATTCGCTGGCAATTTCTGCCAGTTTCCCGCTCATTACCACACGGTGCCACTCCGTCTGCTCCTTTTGCTCTCCAGTTTGCTTATCACGCCATTGTTCTGACGTAGCAACTGTAAGGTTTGCAAATGCCGTTCCTGATGGTGAATATCTGATTTCTGGATCATGCCCAAGGCGACCAATAATGATCACCTTATTTACGCCTCTACTTCCCATTTATGCCGCCTGTTTTAGTTCGTTAACTCTGATGTTCATTACCTGGACGCATTTAGCCTGCGCCTCCTCGTTGCCAGCCATTAATTGCCAGTCACGCTGATAACGCTCGATGAGTTTTTTCTTGTCAGTTTCTGTTGATGCATAATCGCTGAAGTCTTTCAGGATTTGTTCGCAGTCAACCGATGGAGATTTCTGGTTGGTATTTTCTGGTGATGGTTTGTTATCTGATGCTGGGATTGCCCATCCCGGCAGCGATGGAGGGAGCCAGTAAAATCCTGTTCCATCCTTCAGTTTTGCCCTGTGCCACCCATGCTTTTTATCGAGAGATGTTTGTGCGAAACCTTCCTCAAGGTTATACAGATACCGACCGATTCCCCACTGAACGGCAGCACGCTTCATTGCACCTGAACGACCACCTTTGACGGCTTCTACCTGCGTGTTTTCAGCAGCATCCCATTTGGTTACCCATTCGGAATCAATCTTGATTGATATGCCGCATTCAACTCCGCCGTTGTTGGGAATATCGCGGTATTCATTGCGCCATCCTGCTTTGCCGCAAACATCGTCCAGGCGTTTCATGATTGCCCGGTTCGTGACATAAGCCAGCACCATAGCCCACACTTTTCCATCGCGTGTTTTACCGCTTTGCTGTATTCGCCATTCGATATCTTCAGGGCTGAATGGCTCATCGAATTTATTCAAATCCATAAATCACCTCAGAATGGACATGGCCCAAGGAAATAACGCTGATTTAATACTTCGACTCGGGACAAATTAAGGCATACCCGCATTCCTTCGCGGTCGCCATTATGGCGATACCAGAGAGCTTTCTGCGTGTACATGCGTCTCTGTAACTTGCTCTCCTTCACTGTGGTTGCAAGTGACATGAATATCTCCTTCGTTACCGATTAATTCTTTCATCTGACGAATGAATTCTTCGTCTGACCAGTTATCTGTAAAACTCATTTCCTGCGATACCACGGAAGGTTGATAGCTGATTTCATCGCTTTATTTGCTTCAAGCCACATTTTTGAATCACCAATAAATCTGGCTATTACTGCTTTGTTCTGTGCAGCACGAAGCATCTGGTGATTAATGGCTATTTCATTGTGCATAACGCCTCCAGTTGTTTCTTTGCTGCTCTGATTAATTGTTTAACTCGGCGTGATAATTCAGATTCGTGCGGGTAGAAAGCGGACATGACGCCGCTACCCGCGAGCTGAAAGTGCATCATGGGTAACTCCTTATATTTGATTGCATAACGAAAACGCCTCGAGTGAAGCGTTATTGGTATGCATATAAAAAAGCCCTCACACTGGAGGGCAAAGAAGATTTCCAATAATCAGAACAAGTCGGCTCCTGTTTAGTTACGAGCGACATTGCTCCGTGTATTCACTCGTTGGAATGAATACACAGTGCTTATTCGCGAGCTTTGAGCATTGCGTCTGCCATCGCATAAGCTTCTTTAGCAAGTGGTTCGTTGTCATAAAGCCTGTCTGGATTTGCACAAACTCCCTGCATGAACTTTGCTGCGAAGTAATCACGTAATGTCGCATCACTTGCCATTTCTGGGCGTTTGATATCTGCTTCATAAAACTCGCACATCACTCACCTCCAAGAGCATTTGCAGCCTCTTTTGCTTTGTGAATCCATAGCAGAGCCATGTAGTACATAGCCTTTTCGTCGGCTCCTGTGATATCTTGCTCTGCCATCCATTTTGTAAATTCAACTGCGCTCATATTCACCTCTGTTGTTTATGCCAAAAATAAAGGCCACCATCAGGCAGCCTTGTTATTCTGTTTACCAAGTTCTCTGGCAATCATTGCCGTAGTTCGTATTGCCCATTTATCGACATATTTCCCATCCTCCATTACAGGAAACATTTCTTCAGGCTTAACCATGCATTCCGATTGCAGCTTGCATCCATTGCATCGTTTGAATTGTCCACACCATTGATTCTTATCAATAGTCGTAGTCATACGGATAGTCCTGGTATTGTTCCATCACATCCTGAGGATGCTCTTCGAACTCTTCAAATTCTTCTTCCATATCTCACCTCAAATAAGTGGTTTGCTGCCTAATTTTATTTTCTGGCGACCAACACAAGTCACCTTGCTGTCAGTTGTTTTGATTTCCTGTAGCCTGCCGCGTAAAGAGCTACATTTGGAAGACATACACCAGTTTCTGGTTGCCTATGCCCAAACTCATTCGCGTACACAATGGCCGCTCTCTCCAGATTGCGTCTGTATTCTTTCTGTTGCCAGATCACGTCCTGTGCCATGAACTTAATTGGCTTAGCGTCTTCTATGCGCTCAGGCGTTTCGTGAGTACCTTTAGCCTGAATCTGCGCTCTGCTTAGAGTAGGGCGGTGTAATACTTCTGAACTTATTGCTTCTTCGCGGGCCAGTACGCCGTTAGCTAATGCCTTTGCCTTTAAACGCTCACGACGACGAGAACGTGAATTGCCTTTGAACTGAGTTCTGCGTGTCATATAGACCTCCTGATGAACTTTGGTGGTGTGGTAGGTGGGAGACCCATTTCGACCTGTTTCGGCCTACTTCAATTCGGCAATAGTCCCGCAGGCCTCGCCGCTTTACGTGCGACATATTCCCGTCCATGAACCCTTCACCACACCCCAAAGTTCACTTTGGTTATTGCGCTTTGTCAGCGCCGTAGATTCATATTCGAATCGTTGTATATTCACCGCCCTGGTGAGTAGTGCGTCCTGCTGATGTGTTTAGTATCACCGCCAGTGGTATTTATGTCAACACCGCCAGAGATAATTTATCACCGCAGATGGTTATCTGTATGTTTTTTATATAGATTTATTTTTTTTGCAGGGGTGTGTGGCTTGGGAGGTGATCGAGAGATCTGAATTGCGATGTTTAGTGAGTTGTATCTATTAATTTTCAAATAAATACAATTGGTTATGTGTTTTGGGGCGAACGTGAGGCAAAGAAAACCCGGCGCGGTGGCCGGGTTTATTTATTGCTTAGGAGCTTGTTGTGATGACGATTGGTTAGTTGGAGCGCTCGTTAATGGTTGCTGTGTCGGTACCTGTATTATAATTGGAGCCGGGCTGGTTACTGATGGTGACTTGTCATTGCCGGAGATAATCCAACTTGAGGCTAACATCACGCCAGACAGAATCACAGTAACTAAAGTCAAGCCAACGGCCATCGCCCACTGAGTCGTTGTAAGTCCCGTTTTCAAACCGCCGATTTCACCTTTAATTTCAGCAATACCTCTCTCAATAGAAGAAAATTGCTGAGTATAATAGGTTTTAAAGTCAGCTGATTCGCGACGCATTTCCGCAGCAATAGACTCTACCTCTGATTTGTTTTGTGAAAGCTTTGCGTCAAGTTCTTCTCTGGACATTCCGCTCACGCTTACCTCCAGGGTATCACTCTTCATCGCTACATCTTCCTTACTTGGGCGCAAACCCGTTTCGTCCATGGCGTATGAAACTCTATTTGATACCTTAGCATCAATACCAATACTTTGGTACTGAGATGGATCCCCATAAGGAGAAACGGTTGTCGCTGCTAGGGTTGCACTAACTATAATACTTGGAAGAACTGATGATGTTGTTCCTGAGGTAGGTTGAACTGAAGAAACTGGCTTCAGTCTTTCCATAGCCCATTATCCCTGAGAGCTACCTGTAATGATTTTACTAATGCAACAGCTTGATCCGGGCTCATTGAGACTGACATGTTAGGGGTCAACTCAACTTTTACTTGGAAGCTATTATTTCCTTGCTCATCAGACTGCATGTGATGCTCAAATTCATGGCGGTAAAAAGTAATGATTGTTTCAGCACGATCAGGCGTAATAAGAACTGATGTGGCGGTCATGTGCTGAGGTATGATTTTAATAGTGTTATCTGACATAAGTATCCTTTTTGTTTCCTTAGTATTTTTTTGCATTGACATCAGAAATAGCGAATCCACAAGAGTATGAGTAAAGCTAATCAGTTTAGTGATACGGTGACTATTAAAGTGGTAAACCACATCAAAGCTCGCAGAGTGCATACCAGGCTGTCACACATGACAAAGTAACGAGGATGCCTGATCTCATAGCGCTCAAAGAGACATGCCGATAATGGCATTAACCACGCATGACGCCATAAACACGCCGCCAACGATGAAGCTGGCTTGGTTCTTCCTGGTAGCGCCAAGAGTCAACAGAACCACTGAAAGGGCAAAAAAAGGTATCGCGATTATGCTGAACGTGTTCATGTTGACCTCAACTTATTTCGATTCTCCATCACCCTTAATCCGCCGCCCCATGTGTTTGTTGTGATCCGTTGCTGGCCTTAACCAAACGTCTCTTCAGGCCACTGGCTGGCGATAACTTTCCCCACAACGGAACAACTCTCATTGCATGGGATCATTGGGTACTGTGGGTTTAGTGGTTGTAAAAACACCTGACCGCTATCCCTGATCAGTTTCTTGAAGGTAAACTCATCACCCCCAAGTCTGGCTATGCAGAAATCACCTGGCTCAACAGCCTGCTCAGGGTCAACCAGAATTAACATCCCGTCAGGAAAACTAGGTTTGGATCCTGTTGGCGCGGTCATGGAATTACCTTCAACCTCAAGCCAGAATGCAGAATCACTGGCTTTTTTGGTTGTGCTTACCCATCTCTCCGCATCACCTTTGGTAAAGGTTCTAAGCTCAGGCGAGAACATCCCGGCCTGAACATGAGAAAAAACAGGGTACTCATACTCACTTCTAAGTGACGGCTGCATACTAACCGCTTCATACATCTCGTAGATTTCTCTGGCGATTGAAGGGCTAAATTCTTCAACGCTAACGTTGAGAATTTTTGCAAGCAATGCGGCGTTATAAGCATTTAATGCATTGATGCCATTAAATAAAGCACCAACGCCTGACTGTCCCATCCCCATCTTGTCTGCGACAGATTCCTGGGATAAGCCAAGTTCATTTTTCTTTTTTTCATAAATAGCTTTAAGGCGACGTGCGTCCTCAAGCTGCTCTTGTGTTAATGGTTTCTTTTTTGCGCTCATACGTTAAATCTATCACCGCAAGGGATAAATATCTAACACCGTGCGTGTTGACTATTTTACCTCTAGCGGTGATAATGGTTGCATGTACTAAGGAGGTTGTATGGAACAACGCATAACCCTGAAAGATTATGCAATGCGCTTTGGGCAAACCAAGACAGCTAAAGATCTCGGTGTATATCAAAGCGCGATCAACAAGGCCATTCATGCAGGCCGAAATATTTTTTTAACTATAAACGCTGATGGAAGCGTTTATGCGGAAGAGGTAAAGCCCTTTCCAAGTAACAAAAAAACAACTGCATAAGTAACACCGCTCTTTTCACAATGGACATTCGTCCTACGTCGCTGACAAAGCGAGCCCCAAGATATCTGACCAACTAAGGCCATATGCGTTTCCACGCATACCTTTCAACTAACTATTCACTATTGGAAAATTAACAAATGACACAAGCAAGTTACAGCAAGCCAACACAGCGAGAAATTGATCGCGCAGAAACAGATTTACTCATCAACCTGTCAACGCTTACCCAGCGCGGTCTGGCAAAGATGATTGGCTGTCATGAATCGAAGATAAGCAGAACGGACTGGAGATTTATTGCTTCGGTCTTGTGTGCTTTCGGAATGGCATCAGACATCAGTCCGATTAGCAGGGCTTTTAAGTATGCATTGGATGAAATCACAAAGAAAAAATCCCCGGCTGCCACCGAGGATTTTAAGCAAATTGATATGCAATTCTGAGGGAATTACTGGATCAATCCACAGGAGTAATTATGACAAAACGTCGTAAGAAATACCAGGAAAAAGAAGAGATTCGACACCCTGATTCACCTGAGGGATTAGTGGTAGCCGCAGCAAATAACAGGGCGTTCGCAGAGCGCCTTGTTGGTGTTTACAGACTAGCCAAAGCAGGAGTGAAACATGGGCGTCGTTAAGTTAGCTGATTACAGGCCTCAACTGGAGGTCGTGGAGCATCGCGTGGCAGATACCGAAGATGGTTTCATGCGCGTTGCTAACGAGATTACCGACAGTCTGCTGATGGCTGATTTAACCGTCCGGCAGTTGAAGGTGATGCTCGCTATCATGCGCAAGACATACGGATTCAATAAGCCGATGGATCGACTCACAAACACGCAGATAGCAGCCATGACAGGTATTCATCACACTCATGTTTGCGCTGCCAAGCGCCAGCTTATTGAGCGTAAATTCCTCATTGCTGATGGCGTGAAAATCGGAGTGAACAAGGTGGTTTCTCAGTGGATTAGCCAGGACAGCTTAACATTAGCTAAAACAGCTAATAAAACATTAGCCAAGTCGGCTAATGGGTATAAGCCAAGTCAGCTAAACACAAAAGACAATATACAAAAGACAATAAATACAAATACCCCCTTACCCCCTAACGGGGGCGGCGATGGGCAGGTTAAACCTGAACGTCGCAAGGCAGAACGAATCGACTACGAATCCTTCCTGAACGCCTACAACACCGAAGTCGGTGACAGACTTCCACACGCTGTTGCGGTCAACGAGAAACGAAAACGCCGCCTGAAGAAAATCATCCCGCAACTGAAAACGCCAAACGTGGACGGTTTCAGAGCGTATGTCAGGGCGTTTGTGCATCAGGCCAAGCCGTTTTACTTCGGAGACAACGACACGGGCTGGACGGCAGATTTTGATTACCTGCTGAGGGAAGATTCGTTAACGGGAGTACGGGAAGGGAAGTTTGCAGACAGGGGGATTGCATGAGACAGGATATCGAAGCGAGCGTTATCGGTGGCCTGCTGATTGGTGGATTAACACCAACCGCCAGTGACGTTCTGGCAACGCTTGAGCCGGAAGCGTTTTCAATTCCGCTCTACCGGAAAGCCTTCGAGGTTATCCGCAAGCAGGCGCGAAACAGAAACCTAATCGACGCGCTGATGGTTGCCGAGGCGTGCGGAGAGGAGCATTTCACGTCAATCCTGATGACCAGCAAAAACTGCCCGAGTGCCGCAAACCTGAAGGGATATGCCGGAATGGTCGCGGATAACTATCACCGCCGTCTGGTGCTGGAAATCATGGATGAAATGCGTGAACCAATTCAGAGCGGAACCATCGACGCATCGAGTCAGGCGATGGATGAACTTGTAAAGCGTCTTTCAGCCATCAGAAAGCCCCGTGACGAGGTTAAACCTGTACGGTTAGGGGAAATCATCACTGACTACACTGACACGCTTGACAGGCGTCTGAGGAACGGAGAAGAGTCAGATACCCTGAAGACCGGAATCGAAGAACTTGATGTCATCACCGGAGGGATGAACTCGGAAGACCTGGTGATTATCGCTGCTCGTCCGGGTATGGGGAAAACCGAGCTGGCGCTGAAGATTGCCGAAGGCGTTGCAAGCCGCGTTATTCCTGGTTCTGACGTCCGGCGCGGAGTGTTGATTTTCTCGATGGAAATGAGCGCATTGCAGATCGCAGAGCGAAGCATTGCCAACGCCGGGAGGATGTCGGTTAGCGTACTGCGAAATCCTGCATCGATGGATGACGAAGGCTGGGCGCGTGTTGCTAACGGCATGAGTCAGCTTGCAGATTTGGATGTATGGGTAGTCGATGCCTCGCGGTTATCGGTCGAAGAAATACGCTCAATCGCAGAACGGCACAAACAGGAAAATCCAAACCTCTCACTCATCATGGTGGATTATCTTGGCCTGATTGAGAAGCCGAAAGCAGACCGCAACGACCTCGCAATTGCTCACATCTCCGGAAGCCTGAAGGCGATGGCGAAAGACCTGAAAACGCCTGTTATCTCCCTGAGTCAGCTTTCGCGCGATGTTGAGAAGCGACCAAACAAACGCCCGACAAACGCAGATTTGCGTGATTCAGGAAGCATTGAACAGGACGCAGACTCAATCATCATGCTCTATCGGGAAGCGGTATATGACGAGAACAGTAGCGCCGCGCCATTTGCTGAAATCATCGTGACGAAAAACCGTTTTGGCTCACTTGGTACGGTTTATCAGCGGTTCTGCAACGGACACTTTGTTGCATGTGACCAGGATGAAGCCAGACAGATTTGCACAGCATCAAATGCACCTGCTGCACGTGGCAGACGATATGCACAAGGGGCTGACGTATGACCATCTACATCACTGAGCTTGTAACAGGCCTGCTGGTAATCGCAGGCCTTTTTATTTGGGGGAGAGGGAAGTGTGGCTGACTGGCAAATTCCAATCATCATTCTTTCCGGAGCTTCGCTGGTTGCTGGCTTTATCCTGCTGAAAAAGCATAAAGACCGTGATCAAAAAGTCGAAGTTCTCTATGGGTATCCAGCGAACAGCACAACATGGCTGACCATTTACCACTACCGAAAATCAGGCCGCTGGGTATTCGAATGGGATGATCTGTTCGCTGAAAAGCGACCAAAGTCATGGGGAGACATCAGCGAATGCATGATGTTTGAAGAAAGAAAATCTGGCGCAACCCGAGAAGAGTTTAACGAAGCGTGGGCGCGATTAAGTGAGAGAGGGTATTTGTGAGCAAGTACGAAAAATTAGATCAAAACATTCTTTCAATGCTGAGTGAAAGACCAACACCTGTTTTTGATATCTGGCTTAAATGGCGGAGCAATGGAATGTATATCGAAACCATCGATCGCCGTATGCAATACCTGAGAAAGAAAGGGCTTGTTGCAAATGTGCGTGGGAAGGGTTGGGTGAAAATTAACCTGTCATAACGGGGATTGATATGGACGAATCAAGAAAGCAGTTTGAAGAATGGTTTGAAAATTACACCGGATGTGATCCTAAAAATAAAATATACGCCAATATGGTTGAGATGTATTGGCAAGCGTGGCAGGCATCGCGAGCAGCTATCGAGATTGAGTGTCCTGGAAAAAGAGAGCGTGAGGCATTTTCTACCGATTTCGAGGATGGGGTCACATTTGGTTATAACGACGCAATTAGTGAATGCGAAGGACGGATTCGCGCTGCTGGAGTCAAAGTGAAGGAGTAACGATGAAGCAAACAATCTTCCTCCGAAGTAAGCAACAACAGCAAGCCGCAATAAATGCCATCCTCTCAACTCCTCTCGATAAAGACAAGCCAGTCACCATCCGCATTACTGACTACAAGCGCAACCTTGACCAGAACGCAAAATTTCACGCGATGGTCGCAGATATCGCTAGGCAAGTTCAGTGGCGCGATAAATGGTTAAAACCAGAACAATGGAAGGTTTTGTTGATCAGCGGTCATGCAGTGGCAACAAAACAGGAAGCTGATGTTTTGCCCGGCCTTGAAGGCGAATACGTCAACATTCGCGAAAGCAGCGCGCAGATGAGCGTGAAGCGTATGGCAAGTCTGATTGAGTACACGACAGCATGGGCTATTGGTCAGGGTGTCAGATTTACCGACAGGAGGTACGAATGAGACGACAGCGACGAAGTTTCACCGACATAATCTGCGAAAACTGCAAATACCTTCCAACGAAACGCTCCAGAAATAAACGCAAGCCAATCCCAAAAGAATCTGACGTAAAAACCTTCAATTACACGGCTCACCTGTGGGATATCCGGTGGCTTAGAGAACGTGCGAGGAAATGACAATGGATTATTCACAGTTAAGTGATTTTGAAATTAACTTAAAAGTCGCGCATATCGTGTTAGGAAAAAACAATTACGACTGGGATCCAGAAAAGAAAGAAGTTTACTTGGCTGGAATTGATGGTGGTGAGTTTTTGCCTTGCGGATATTTCGACCCATGTAATATGGCTGCTGACGCATATCCGATCATCACTGAAAACAAAATTAGCACCATGTGGATGACAGCGGAAAAAGAATGGTGCGCATGGTCAGGAGGTGATTTAGAGGAAGGTTGTTGGGAATGGGAAAATATTCCTGACTACTGCTTCTGCGGTGAGTCGCCTCTCCGCGCCGCCATGATTGTCTTTCTCATGATGCAGGACGCCAATAATGCTTAGCCCATCCCAATCCCTTCAATACCAGAAAGAAAGCGTCGAGCGAGCTTTAACGTGCGCTAACTGCGGTCAGAAGCTGCATGTGCTGGAAGTTCACGTGTGTGAGCACTGTTGCGCAGAACTGATGAGCGATCCGAATAGCTCAATGTACGAGGAAGAATACGATGGCTAAACCAGCGCGAAGACGATGTAAAAACGAAGAATGTCGGGAATGGTTTCATCCTGCATTCGCTAATCAGTGGTGGTGCTCTCCAGAGTGTGGAACCAAGATAGCACTCGAACGACGAAGCAAAGAACGCGAAAAAGCGGAAAAAGCAGCAGAGAAGAAACGACGACGAGAGGAGCAGAAACAGAAAGATAAACTTAAGATTCGAAAACTCGCCTTAAAGCCCCGCAGTTACTGGATTAAACAAGCCCAACAAGCCGTAAACGCCTTCATCAGAGAAAGAGACCGCGACTTACCATGTATCTCGTGCGGAGCGCTCACGTCTGCTCAGTGGGATGCCGGGCATTACCGGACAACTGCTGCGGCGCCTCAACTCCGATTTGATGAACGCAATATTCACAAGCAATGCGTGGTGTGCAACCAGCACAAAAGCGGAAATCTCGTTCCGTATCGCGTCGAACTGATTAGCCGCATCGGGCAGGAAGCAGTAGACGAAATCGAATCAAACCATAACCGCCATCGCTGGACTATCGAAGAGTGCAAGGCGATCAAGGCAGAGTACCAACGGAAACTCAAAGACCTGCGAAATAGCAGAAGTGAGGCCGCATGACGTTCTCAGTAAAAACCATTCCAGACATGCTCGTTGAAGCATACGGAAACCAGACAGAAGTAGCACGCAGACTGAAATGTAGTCGCGGCACGGTCAGAAAATACGTTGATGATAAAGACGGGAAAATGCACGCCATCGTCAACGACGTTCTTATGGTTCATCGCGGATGGAGTGAAAGAGATGCGCTATTACGAAAGAATTGATGGCAGCAAATACCGAAATATTTGGGTAGTTGGCGATCTGCACGGATGCTACACGAACCTGATGAAAAAACTGGAGACGATAGGATTCGACACCAAAAAAGACCTGCTTATTTCGGTTGGCGATTTGGTCGATCGCGGTACAGAGAACGTCGAATGTCTGGAATTAATCACATTCCCCTGGTTCCGAGCTGTACGTGGAAACCATGAGCAAATGATGATTGATGGCTTATCAGAGCGTGGAAACGTCAATCACTGGCTGCTTAATGGCGGTGGCTGGTTCTTTAATCTCGATTACGACAAAGAAATTCTGGCTAAAGCTCTTGCCCATAAAGCAGAAGAACTTCCGTTAATCATCGAACTGGTGAGCAAAGATAAAAAATATGTTATCTGCCACGCCGATTATCCCTTTGACGAATACGAGTTTGGAAAGCCAGTTGATCATCAGCAGGTAATCTGGAACCGCGAACGAATCAGCAACTCACAAGACGGGATCGTAAAAGAAATCAAAGGAGCGGACACGTTCATCTTTGGTCATACGCCAGCAGTGAAACCACTCAAGTTTGCCAACCAGATGTATATCGATACCGGCGCAGTGTTCTGCGGAAACCTCACATTGATCCAGGTACAGGGAGAAGGCGCGTGGGCATAAGAGAACTAAACCTCACCAAAGAACAGCATGAGTGGCTGAATGGCTGGCTTGAACTGTGGGGCGCATGGGTTTATTCAGGTCGTCTGGAAAAGCGCATGAGCAGCGTAATAGCGAAGTTCATGGAGAGCGTAGAGCCGGGAAGAGTTATGACAAGGCCAATGTGCAATGATGATGATGGAATGTTGATTTCTCAGGTCGTCGATTCCGTCATGTACATTGACAAGAAAGCCTTTGGCATCCTCCTCAGCTACTACGCTCATGGTTCATCTAAGCGAGCAATTGCATCCTACTATCACGCGACTGCAAAGCCACGCAAGATGTGTGGACGTGGTGGCGAGGGATGGAGAAAACCTTCACTGGCAACCTGTAGAAACGAAATTGACGACATCCTGAAAGCGTCGTTATTTGTTTTGTACCAGCCAATGCAAAATGCTTTCAAAATGCGTAAACGTGTTGAGAAAGTTAAGCATGTTGCTGTTAAAAGCCTTGACATGCAATTATCCATTTAGCCATAATTAGAAGGTAAGCTGCCGTTAGTGACTCTTAAGTTGCAACGGTGGCTTTTTTTATTTGGGTCAGTCGTATAAAGGTCATTACGGAAGGCTGTTAACCTTCTTATCGTGGTTCGAGTCCACGCTGTCCCGCCAAACATGCTGGTTTAGCTCCAATGGTAGAGCGGTCGCCTTGTAAGCGAATGGGTAGCGGTTCAAGTCCGTTAACCAGCACCATAACTGAGCCGTAGCCACTGGCCGTCCTGAATTTATCAGTGATAGTTACGCTGCGGCCTTCTACACATGACCTTCGTGAAAGCGGGTGGCAGGAGGTCGCGCTAACAACCTCCTGCCGTTTTGCCCGTGCATATCGGTCACGAACAAATCTGATTACTAAACACAGTAGCCTGGATTTGTTCTATCAGTAATCGACCTTATTCCTAATTAAATAGAGCAAATCCCCTTATTGGGGGTAAGACATGAAGATGCCAGAAAAACATGACCTGTTAGCCGCCATTCTCGCGGCAAAGGAACAAGGCATCGGGGCAATCCTTGCGTTTGCAATGGCGTACCTTCGCGGCAGATATAATGGCGGTGCGTTTACAAAAACAGTAATCGACGCAACGATGTGCGCCATTATCGCCTGGTTCATTCGTGACCTTCTCGACCTCGCCGGACTAAGTAGCAATCTCGCTTATATAACGAGCGTGTTCATCGGCTACATCGGTACTGACTCGATTGGTTCGCTTATCAAACGCTTCGCTGCTAAAAAAGCCGGAGTAGAAGATGGTGGAAATCAATAATCAACGTAAGGCGTTCCTCGATATGCTGGCGTGGTCAGAGGGAACTGATAACGGACGTCAGAAAACCAGAAATCATGGTTATGACGTTATTGTCGGTGGTGAACTCTTCACTGATTACTCCGATCACCCTCGCAAACTTGTCACGCTAAATCCAAAACTCAAATCAACAGCAGCCGGGCGCTACCAGCTTCTTTCCCGTTGGTGGGATTCCTATCGTAAGCAGCTTGGCCTGAAAGATTTCTCTCCGAAAAGCCAGGACGCTGTGGCACTGCAACAGATTAAAGAGCGTGGCGCTTTACCGATGATTGATCGCGGTGATATTCGTCAGGCAATCGACCGTTGCAGCAATATCTGGGCTTCACTGCCGGGCGCTGGTTATGGTCAGTTCGAGCATAAGGCTGACAGCCTGATTGCAAAATTCAAAGAAGCAGGCGGAACGGTCAGAGAGATTGAGGTATGAGCAGAGTAACCGCGATTATCTCCGCTCTGGTTATCTGCATCATCGTTTGCCTGTCATGGGCTGTTAATCATTACCGTGATAACGCCATTACCTACAAAACCCAGCGCGATAAAGCCACGTACATCATCGCTGACATGCAGAAGCGTCAACGTGATGTAGCAGAACTCGACGCCAGATACACAAAGGAGCTTGCTGATGCTAACGCGACTATCGAAAGTCTCCGTGCTGATGTTTCTGCTGGTCGTAAGCGCCTGCAAGTCGCCGCCACCTGTGCAAAGTCAACGACCGGAGCCAGCAGCATGGGCGATGGAGAAAGCCCAAGACTTACAGCAGATGCTGAACTCAATTATTACCGTCTCCGAAGTGGAATCGACAGGATAACCGCGCAGGTTAACTACCTGCAGGAGTACATCAGGACGCAATGCCTGAAATAATTTTTTTGCAAATCACAAAGTCAATTTAATGATCCTCGCGATGCGGGGCTTTTTTTACATCTGAATTTCACAGCGCATCTCACGCGCATATTACATCACCCGAGCCTTTCAGAAAGTTGAGCCTGAGAACTGCCGTATATGGTGGCGACCATCTCGGGGCGGCTTTTCTGTGAGACAGGCTCACTTTCTAAAAGGTAAAGACGCTATGAATCATCAATTGGCTAATCTCGATTTCCGGGACATGGTGGTTGTTTCTGGTGATCGCGTGATCACAACCTCCCGCAAGGTAGCAGCTTACTTCGACAAGCAGCATCACCACATCATTCAGAAAATCGAAAAGCTAGACTGTTCGGATGAATTTCTAACCAGCAACTTTTCGCGGGTTACCTATGAACACAAGGGTAATCAGTATGTTGAATATGAAATTTCCAAAGACGGCGCGATGTACATCATCATGTCGTTTACCGGCAAAAAAGCTGCCGCCATCAAAGAGGCGTTTATCAAAGCATTTAATTGGATGCGTGACAGGCTGATGGAGATGGCTCACTCATACCAAAGAGAGCACAACGAGTTAATGCTGGAGTTCATGAAGGAAAAGGATGTTGCCAGTATGTCAGGACGCTTGCTGAACCGCTGGGGCAGGATCAAAAAACCGCAACTCATAGCAAGAATCGAAAGGCTTGAGCAGCAGGCGCAAATATCGATCCCCGGACTGCCAAAGTGACCATTACAAAGCCCATCTACGGGTGGGCTTGATAATGAAACCGTGATTTACATCCCCACAATCCGGGTATGTAAAAGATAGTTCAGGCGAGAACAGATTTAACTAAATCTGTGCACCACCAGTTACGGCAGTACCACGAAGCAACCCAAGCCAGTAAGTGGGGAAATAACACTGGCAGCCACTGAAAGATGAACCTCCTGCCTTATGGCAAAAAAGATTCTTTGTGGTGGCGGACTGATGGAAAGACATCCTAATCAAGCAACCACTCCACAGGGTCATAATTATGAACGACCAGCAAATCGAAAAAGAAATCGTTGAGAAAGGCAAAACGGCACCGCGAATCACCCCGCAGCACATCGAAGACGTGATTAAAAGCGAGCATTACTTTACTGCTTATGATGGACGAAATGGTGCCATTTCCAGCAACGAATATTGTGGCAGGGAAAAACCAGAAGAAGGCGATCGTGATTTATCACCATTGAAGTTGCTCACTTTCTGCGTACTGGTGCTGAAGAATGGCTTCACCGTCACCGGAGAGAGTGCCTGTGCAAGCCCGGAAAACTTTGATGCAGAAATTGGTCGGAAGATTTCCCGGCAAAATGCTGTAAACAAAATCTGGATGCTCGAAGGTTACTTGCTGAAGCAGAAGCTAAGCGAGAAGTAGTTATTACAAAAGCCATTCCCTACAGAGTGGCTTTGATAATGGCTTATACCCTACACGGGATAACTTAACTGATATCCCTTTTAACGGATAAACGGAGCCAACAATGGCAGAGATTATTCCCATGACTGAAGAACAGAAATTCCAGTTAGAGATTTACAAACTGGTCATGAACCAGAACGCAGCCGCGGAGGAAGCATTTCAATTCATCGGCACTGACGAGCTGAAGCTTGAGCTATTCAAAATTCACTTCCAGTCAGGCGGCGCTAATTCAGATATCACGACCCGCACAATCGAAGCGGTGCGTAAATCGAAGGAAGCGTTAGACCTGTTCACTACCGGAGCATAAACATGGCGCGCCCAACAAAGTATCAAGAGGCGTATGCCGAACAGGCACGCAAACTGTGCTTGCTGGGCTATACAGACGCCGAACTCGCTGACTTCTTTGAAGTTAGCGAGGCAACAATCAACAATTGGAAATTGGAATATCCGGAGTTTTTAGAGTCCATAAAAAAGGGTAAGGCCGTCGCTGATGCAGAAGTTAGTGATCGTCTTTATCAACGCGCTATGGGCTTCGTGGCTCCAGACATCGATATTCGTGTTATTGAAAACAGAATTGTCGAAACTCCGCTTAAGAAGTATTACCCGCCTGATACAACTGCCGCCATCTTCTGGCTCAAGAACAGACAGAAAGATAAATGGCGAGAGAAGCAGGACGTCAACCATACATCTGATGACGGCTCCATGACTCCAAAAGCTCCAGTGTATAACATTGTAAAAAGCGAGACGCAATGACAGAGCAATGCAGCATTCCTGAAGCGTTTGAGGAATACCTGCAGCCAGCCAGATTCAAGGTAGCTTATGGCGGGCGAGGTTCCGCCAAGACGCGAACGTTCATAACAATCCTCCTCAATAACGTCATCTATCACGGATGGAAGCTTATCTGTTTTCGTGAGTACATGAAGTCCATCAAGGAATCATGCTATGCGGAAATTGTTGAAGAGATTAACCGCCGAAACCTCCACTCACTGGTGACTATCAATAAGACAGAGATATTTGCCAATAGCGGCGGACGTATCAGTTTCGACTTCCTGCGCCTTAACGTGGAAAATATCAAAGGTTACGCAAACTTCGATGCCGCCCTTGTAGAGGAAGCAGAAAACGTATCAAAGGACTCATGGGAAACGCTTATCCCAACGGTACGTAAAGAGTTCTACAGCGCTGAGTATGGTCGAGTGGTTGAGTCGGAAATATGGGTTGCATACAACCCGAAGAACAGACTCAGCGATACACATCAGCGCTTTGTTACGAATCGCATATACCCCGACTATGACGAAAACGGTAATCGCTACTGCATCGTCAAGCAGATCAACTACACAGCTAATCCATGGTTCCCGGAAACTCTCCGCAGGGATATGGAGATTATGAAGAAGGCTAATCACGAGCTTTATCGGCATGTGTATCTTGGTGAACCGGTGGGGGCATCAGAAATGGCTATTATCAAGTTTGCATGGTTAGAGGCTGCAACAGACGCCCACATTAAGCTCGGATGGAAAGCTAAAGGTGCAGTGATTGCAGCGCATGACCCGTCAGACACCGGCCCAGATGCCAAAGGATATGCAGTGCGACATGGATCAGTTGTTAAGCGCGTATGTGAAGGGCTGCTCATGGATATAAACGAGGGTGCTGATTGGGCATCTTCATTGGCGGTAATCGATGATGTTGATCATTTCCTGTTTGATGGAGATGGACTTGGAGCAGGGCTTCGTCGACAGATAACAGACTATTTCAGTGGAAAGAAAGTCACCGTAACAATGTTTAAAGGTAGTGAATCGCCATTCGACGAAGATGCTCCATATCAGGCTGGGGCATGGACTGATGAAGTTGTGCAGGGTGATAACGTCCGCACTATTGGAGATGTATTCCGAAACAAGCGAGCGCAGTTCTATTACACGCTGGCTGACAGGCTTTATCGAACATACCGGGCGGTAGAGCATGGTGAATACGCCGACCCTGATGAAATGCTTAGCTTTGACAAAGAGGCTATTGGAGAGAATATCCTCAACAAGCTATTCGCAGAGCTAACGCAGATCCAACGCAAATTCAACGGCAACGGAAAGCTTGAGCTGATGACCAAAGTCGAAATGAAGCAGAAGCTCGGTATTCCATCTCCTAACCTGGCTGATGCGCTGATGATGTGTATGCATTGCCCGGAGTCGGCTGCGAAACCCGACTATTCCAGTTACTCAATTCCTTGTGGTGTAGGTTGATATGGCAGAAAAAAAGATGACTGACTGGCATCGCAAGGTGCTGTGCAACTTTGATAATGCCTGGTCAGCAACGCAGGATATGCGTGAGCAGATTATTGAGGCTCAACGTTTCGTCCGGGTGTCCGGCGCACAGTGGGAAGGCAGTACAAACGCTGGTTACTCATTTGATGAGGGCAGGTTTGAGCATTACCCGCGCTTTGAACTGAATAAGATTGCCCGTGAATGTGATCGCATCATTGGCGAGTATCGACAGAATCGCATCAGCGTTAAATTCAGGCCGAAGGACGATAAGGCATCGGAAGCGTTAGCCGAAAAGATGAACGGCAAATTCCGCGCTGATTATCAGGAAACATCCGGTGGCGAAGCGTGTGATAACGCATTTGATGATGCTGTAACGGGCGGATTTGGTTGTTTCCGCATGTGTGCCGATTACGAAGATGAAATGGATCCGAGTAACGAGCAGCGACGCATCAGCCTTCTTCCTGTTTACGACCCAGCGACATGCGTCTTCTTCGATCAGGACAGCAAGCAATATGACCGCTCTGATGCTATGTGGGCTATGGAAATGTTCTCCATGACGCCTAAAGCGTTCGAGGATGAATACCCTGATTCCATCGCGGCAAGCCTTTCTCGTGATGACACTGGCACTCAATATGACTGGTCAACGCCAGATGCCATCTATGTTGGTCGCTACTACGAAGTTCGCATAGAGAAGGTGAAGCTCACGGCATGGCGCAACCCTGTTAGCGGAGAAACGGCAATCTATGATGAAGAGCAAATCAAAGATATTGTCGACGAGCTGACCGATGGTGCATTCGAACTGATTGGCGAGCGAACGGTGAAGAAGCGCCGCGTTTATTGCGGTCTTCTGTCTGGCGCTGAATGGCTGGAAGAACCGAAGCGTATTCCGGGCGAACATATTCCTCTCATTCCGGTATATGGGCGTCGCTCATTTGTTGATAATCAGGAGCGAATCGAAGGCCACGCAGCAAAAGCGATGGATGCACAGCGTCTTGAGAACCTGATGGTTTCCATGATTGCAGATAACGCCACTCAGGCTGGCGGTGATGGCATTCCTGTAGTTGATGTTGACATGATTCCTGGTCCTCTCGCCACTCATTGGGCGGAGCGCAACAAAAAGCGCCCGGCGTTCCTGCCGATGGTCAGTCTGAAAAACAAAAACGGAGATATTACTGCGCAGGCTCAGGTCAGCAGTTATACGCCTCCGACACAAATGCCTCCAGCTCTTGCCGGGCTATTGCAGTACACCGGAACGGCTATTCAGCAAATTACAGGTGCGTCGCAGCTTGAGAACATGCCGAGCAACGTCGCCACCGATACCGTTGATAGCATTTTTAACCGGATGGACACGCAGTCCTATATCTACATGGACAACATGGCTAAATCCATGCGCCGTGCTGGCGTCGTGTGGCTTTCTATGGCTCGTGAAGTCTATGGCAGCGATACGCCAATGCGCATCGTTAATGAGGATGGCAGCGATGACGTGGCGCTGATGACTGGTGAAGTGGTTGACCGTCAGACAGGGCAGGTTATCGCGCTTAACGACCTTTCGCAGGGTAACTATGAAGTGACTGTCGATGTCGGTCAGTCGTTCGCTACTCGCCGTGATGCAACGGTTAAGTCGTTACTTTCCATGCTGGCACTTATCCCACCAGGAACGCCGAAGCACGACCTTGTATCGTCGATGATTCTCGACAATATGGACGGCGAAGGGATGGACGACCTTAAAGAATACAACCGCAATCAGTTGCTTCTGTCTGGAGTTATCAAGCCGAGAACACCAGAAGAACAGCAGATGGTTGAGCAGGCGAAACAACAACAGGCCAGTCAGCCAGATCCGGCTATGGTTGCAGCGCAAGGTCAGCTTCTTGCTGGTCAGGCTGAATTGCAGAAAGCGCAGAACGAACAGGCAGCCATTCAGGTTAAAGCATTCCAGGCACAGACTGATGCTCAGGTTGCAGCGGCAAATGTTGTGAAAATACTCGCATCTGCCGATAGTCAGCAGAAATCTGATATCCGCGAGGCTCTGAAACTGCTCGGACAGTTCCAGCAACAGCAAGGAGATAATGCCCGTGCTGATGCAGAGCTTGTCCTGAAAAGTCAGGCACAGGGCCATGCGCAGCGCATGGACATCAGCAGCATCCTGCAAAAATCAACTCAGCAACAACCACAGCAGTAATTAACCCATAACGTGCAATGGCTGTCTTTATGAGGCCTGGCACCCTATTGCCTTCCGATGGGCTGAACATCGAGTAAACAGGGGTAACAAATGGACCAGATGGCAGAAAACACACCAGAAGTTGAAATCGAAACCGACGCGTCAGAGCAGATTCCTGATGATGTCGAACTGGTTGAAGAAGTCGAAACAGAAGATGGCAGTGAGTCCTCCGGCAATGCTGCAGAGGAAGCTACTGAAACTGATGACGACGAATCAGAACAGGAATTCTACTTTGGTGACGAAAAGCTGGATTCGCCAACCAGCGAAGATGGCGCAGAGCATGGACTGGTAAAACACCTGCGCAAGACGATTAAAGAGAAAGACCGCGAGCTGAAAGAGCTGATGCGTCAGTCTCAGAAACCCGTCGAGCAGCAGCCGGTAATCACTCAACCACCGCGAATGCCAAAACTGGATGATGAGGACATCGGTTTCGATGAAGAAATCTATCAGCAACGCATGGCTAAGTGGGCAGACGATAACGGAAAGTACCAGCAACAGGAGATGGCTCGCAAGCAGAAGGAGCAGGAGCTTCAGGCTGCTTATCAAGAGCGATTATCCAAATATCAGCAACGTGTTAAGGCTCTCAAGGTTCCTGGCTATCAGGAAGCAGAACAGGCCGTACTCGAGGAAATCCCCATCGAGACACAAAACGCGATCTTGTTTGAGTCAGAGAAGCCGGAAATCGTTGTTCTGGCACTCGGTCGCAACGCTGAACTGCGCAAGCAACTGGCAGAAGCTACCAACCCCGTAGCAATTGGTCGTCTGCTGGAACGTATCGAATCGAAGGCCAGAATCATGCCAAAAGCAAAAACCACGGCAGCCACAACCCCGACAGTTAAGGGGAGCAACGGCGCAGTAATCAACAACCTCGACAAACTGAAAGCCAAGGCGCTGGAAACTGGTGACTGGACGCCGTATTTCGCCGCTAAAAAGGCAAAAAAATAACCTATCGGAGCATTAAGCATGGCTAACCAATTAGCAAAAGACCTTGAAATCATGTTCGAAAACTACGTTGAAGGCTTTGAGGCCGCCTGCGTAGTTTCCCGTAACGCTAAAAAATTCCGTCCCGGTGATACAGCAATGCAGCGAGCAGGTGATGTTCTGTATCGTCCGCAGCATTACCACATGAACATTGAGGAAGGCCTCGATCTCAGCGGAAAAACGCCAACAGCACTGGTTCAGCGCCTTGTTCCTTCAGTGTTCAAGGAGCCGAAAAACATTCTGTACACTCTGGATGCGCGTGAAATGCGTGACCCGGAACATAAAACTGAAGCTGGTCGCGCCGCAGGTATGCGCCTTGCTGCACAGATTGACTCTGACCTGATTTCCATGGTCACACAGCGTGCTACTAACGTGATCACAATGGCTGACTCAACCACTGGTTCACAGGGCCGTGATTTGTGGAACTGTGCGGCAGGTATTGATGCCACCATGACGGCGATTGGTGTACCACAGGGTATCAACCGCCGCTCTTTCTGGAACCCCTTCAACTATAAAGACCTTGCTGGCGAGCTTGGTCACCGTGCCTATGCTCAGGGCGCAACCCTGACAGCATACGAAAAAGCGCAGATCCCTCCGGTTGCTTCCTTTGATAGCTACAAGACCGATATTTCTGGTCGTGTTCCGAAGGGTACAGCAACTTCCATTACGCTGGCAGCAGCACCTGCGCACAAGGTTGAAGCGAAAGATGCTAACGATATGCCAGTGGATAACCGACAGGGGACCATTACGGTATCTGCTGAAGGTTTGCAGGTTGGCGATGCGTTTACCATCGCAGGGGTGAATTCCGTACACCAGATCACCAAAGATACCACCGGGCAGCCGCAGGTATTCCGCGTTCTGGCAGTTAGCGGAACGACAGTAACTATCTCCCCGAAAATTCTGCCGCCTGACAACGCGGATGTCGCCAGCCGTCCATATGCAAACGTTGATGCTAATGCGGCAAGTAGCGCAGCAATTACCATTCTCAACAAAAATGCCGCACCGGCTAACCTGTTCTGGGCTGATGGTTCTGTTGAACTGATGTACGGCAAACTGGCGTTCCCGACTGGTCAGGGTCCACAGGTAATGACAGCAACCACCGAGCAGGGCGCTACGCTGATCATGTCTTACGCCTTCGACCATATCAAAGGCGTAACCACTGCGCGTTTCACCACTCTGTACGGTTGCTCTGTACTGGTTCCTGAATATACGGGCATCGTTATTGCCGGGCAGTAATTTTAGTGGGGCTTCGGCCCCATTTTTATTGGGAGAAGACAATGGCACGAACAATGCTCTATAAGCCGGGCAACATGATCACCTGTGGTCAGTTTGCTGTCGATTACATCATTGTTGATGACGAAGAAGTTAAATCTCACCTGAAAAAAGGCTGGGTAAAAACTCCTGAAGAAACCGCAACGAAGCAAAAAGTGGCTAAGGCGGAAGAAGATGGCGAAAACGAAGGGTGATCTCGTTCTAAAGGCTTTACGAAAAGCCGGGCTGTATTCCAATGCCACGTTGACAGATGCTGACCCTCAGGCAATTGAAGATGCCATTAATGACCTCGAAGACATGATGGCAGCATGGCAGGCTAAAGGTATCGAGCTTGGGTATCAGTTTGCTGATACAGAAAACGGCATCATGCCGTTACCTGACGATGATTCAGGTATCCCTGCATGGGCAAATGATGGCGTCGCTTTGAAACTCGCTGTGCAAGTGTGCATGGATAACGTCATTCAGCCGTCAGACGCTCTCCTTACCGCTGCTGACAGTGCATATCAGACAATCTGTATCGCTTTAACCAAAATACCACCACTTGAGCGGCGAAATGACATGCCTCGCGGTAGTGGTAACAAAAGCGCGTTTACGTGGAATCGGTTTTACATCGAGAAAGATGATCCGAGTACGTGAGGTGAATAAATGCCGATTCAGCAACTTCCGCTTATGAAAGGTGTCGGCAAAGACTTTCGAAACGCCGACTATATCGACTATCTGCCAGTGAATATGTTGGCTACACCCAAAGAAATCCTCAACAGCAGCGGATATCTTCGTTCATTCCCGGGCATTGCCAAACGTTCTGATGTGAACGGCGTATCGCGCGGCGTCGAGTACAACATGGCGCAGAGTGCTGTTTATCGCGTGTGTGGTGGCAAGCTGTACAAAGGAGAAAATGCAGTCGGTGATGTTGCCGGAAGTGGTCGCGTATCAATGGCGCATGGTCGAACATCACAGGCGGTAGGCGTTAACGGGCAACTGGTCGAATACCGTTATGATGGCACGATTAAAACCGTCTCAAACTGGCCTGCAGACAGCGGGTTTACGCAGTATGAGTTAGGTTCGGTTCGCGACATTACGCGTTTACGTGGGCGTTATGCGTGGTCAAAAGACGGCACTGATTCATGGTTTATCACTGACCTTGGAGACGAATCGCATCCTGACCGTTACAGCGCACAATATCGTGCCGAGTCTCAGCCGGACGGCATCATCGGTATCGGGACATGGCGAGACTTCATCGTCTGCTTTGGTTCATCGACTATTGAATATTTCTCCCTTACTGGCGAAACCACCGTTGGTGCTGCTTTGTATGTCGCACAGCCATCACTGATGGTGCAAAAAGGCATCGCCGGGACTTACTGCAAAACGCCGTTTGCTGATTCCTATGCGTTCATCAGCAATCCGGCAACGGGTGCGCCGTCTGTATACATCATCGGCTCCGGTCAGGTGTCACCAATCGCCAGCGCGAGCATTGAGAAAATCCTCCGCTCCTACACTGCTGATGAACTGGCTGATGGTGTGATGGAATCGCTGCGATTTGATGCTCATGAGTTGCTGATTATCCACCTTCCTCGCCATGTTCTCGTGTACGACGCATCTTCAAGCGCCAATGGTCCGCAATGGTGTGTGTTGAAAACAGGCCTGTATGACGATGTGTACCGCGCTATCGACTTCATTTACGAAGGCAATCAGATAACGTGCGGCGATAAGCTGGAATCTGTTACCGGGAAACTGCAATTCGACATCAGCAGCCAGTACGACAAGCAACAGGAACACCTGCTGTTTACTCCGTTATTCAAAGCGGATAACGCCAGAGTTTTCGACCTTGAAGTTGAATCGTCAACTGGCGTTGCGCAGTACGCTGACCGCCTGTTCCTCTCTGCTACCACTGACGGCATAAATTACGGGCGTGAGCAGATGATTGAGCAGAATGAACCGTTCGTTTACGACAAACGCGTTTTGTGGAAGCGAGTTGGGCGCATCAGGAAAAATGTCGGCTTCAAATTGCGCGTTATTACGAAGTCACCAGTCACTCTGTCTGGCTGCCAGATAAGGATTGAGTAATGGCGGATTCGAATCTCAATGTGCCGGTAATCATCCAAGCTACACGGCTCGACACATCAGTCCTTCCACGCAATATCTTCTCGCAGTCGTATCTGCTTTACGTTATCGCACAGGGCACTGATGTTGGTAACGTGGCTAACAAAGCCAACGAGGCCGGACAGGGCGCTTATGATGCACAGGTCAGGAACGATGAGCAGGATGTCACCCTTGCAGACCATGAATCCAGAATTGAAGCTGCTGAAGCAACTCTCATCAATCATGAAAATAGAATTGCAGCAGCGGAAAGCACTCTTGCAGATCATGAAACAAGGATTACGGCTGCTGAAACAGAGCTGGCTGATCACGAGACGCGAATTGCTGCCAATGAATCTGAGTTAGCAAACCATGATGCGCGCATAACTCAGAATACAAACGATATCGACGCACTTGATACCAGGCTCACAGCGGCAGAGGGAAGTATTTCGACGCTACAAAGCACAGTTGGTGATCACTCAACAAGAATATCTGCGCTTGAGTATGCCACCACGCGCAAGAAATCAGAGGTTGTTTACTCAGGGGTATCGGTAACAATTCCGACAGCGCCTACCAACCTTGTTAGCCTGCTGAAAACGCTCACGCCGTCATCCGGCACGTTGGCACCATTCTTCGACACCGTTAACAACAAGATGGTTGTGTTCAACGAGAACAAAACCTTGTTCTTCAAGCTGTCGATCGTCGGGACGTGGCCCAGCGGAACCGCCAACAGGTCAATGCAGCTAACCTTTTCCGGCTCTGTTCCTGACACACTGGTAAGCAGTCGTAATGCGGCGACAACAACCGACAACATCCTGTTAGCTACGTTCTTCAGTGTGGATAAAGACGGCTTTCTTGCCACAAATGGCAGTACGTTAACCATTCAGTCAAATGGTGCGGCGTTTACTGCCACAACCATCAAAATCATTGCGGAGCAGTGATGGAAATAAAGCTCATCGATAATCCGGTGAAGCTTGCAGAATTCCTCAACAACCCGGCAAACACGGGAAATATCGTAGACAGTGGAGACAAATACTACATCAAGCCTGATGCGGTATACCTCGGCATCTACGAAGGACTGATGCTGGTCGGAGTGCATGAAGTGCGTAACTTCTGGCATAGCGTTGTTGAATGCCATGCGGTGTACGACCCCGGATTCCGTGGCGAATATGCACTGCAAGGGCATCGATTATTCTGCAAATGGCTTCTCGAAAACTCACCATTCCTTAACAGCATCACTATGGTTCCTGACACCACGAAATACGGACGGGCAATTATCCGTTTGCTTGGCGCTACCCGTGTTGGTCACCTTGATGATGCTTATACCAGCAATGGAAATCCTGTAGGCATCACGATTTATCAGTTACCGCGCTCAAAATACGAGGAGCTAACGAATGTTAATTTTCCAGATTGCCAATAAGCACCTCAGCAAAACTGTTTACTGCAAAGGTGGCAGTGATGGCGGTTCAAAAGCCCAGGCACGCGCAACTGAAAAGGGCATCGAATTGCAGCGCGAAATGTGGCAGACGAACATGCAAAACCTTGCACCGTTCACTCCACTCGCTCAGCAGTACGTATCAGAGTTGCAAAATCTTTCCTCTCTTCAGGGGCAAGGTCAGGCTCTTAACCAGTATTACAACTCTCAGCAGTATAAAGACCTTGCAGGGCAGGCGCGCTATCAGAGTCTGGCAGCAGCAGAGGCAACGGGTGGATTAGGCTCTACAGCAACAGGAAACCAGTTAGCAGCAATCGCACCTACACTCGGTCAAAACTGGCTGTCAGGTCAGATGAACAACTACAACAATCTGGCAAACATTGGCCTTGGTGCTCTTACAGGTCAGGCAAACGCCGGGCAGAACTACGCTAACAACGTCAGCCAGTTGTACCAACAGCAGGCGGCAGCATCTGCGGCGAATGCTAACCGACCATCAGGATTGCAATCAGCTTTGGGCGGTGCCATGAGCGGTGCGGCATCAGGGGCGATGATTGGCTCTGTGGTGCCTGGAATAGGTACAGCTGTTGGCGCTATTGGTGGCGGTATTATCGGTGGTCTTGGATCATTGTTTTAAGGTGGGAATATGGCTACTTGGCGACAAGGAATCAACTCAGGCGGCTTTCTAGCTGGTATCGGTGGGCAAAACTCAAATGCGCCAAAGGCAAGTGATGTAAGTGAGGCGTTGGCCTATATTCGCCAGAACAACGAAATGGAGCGTTCAGGTCGCAATAACATCGGCCTTCAGGCGTTGCAGGGACTTGGTAGTGTCGCTCAAACATATCAAGCTGCAAAGCAACAGGAAGCGGATGCTGCATTCCAAAAAGAATATGCGGCAGCCATCCAGTCCGGTGATCGACAGCAGGTTCGAGATCTGATGACCAAATATCCTGGTCAATTAGAGAAGATTCAGTCTGGTATGAAGTGGGCAGACGAAGACCAGCGCAATTCTATCGGCACCTTAGCGGCTGGCGCACGCCTTGCGTCATTGTCTCCAGAAGCAATGCAATCATGGCTGCAAAACAACGCCAAGGAACTGGCGCGCGTCGGTGTTGACCCTAACAGCGTTGCTCAGATGTATCAGCAGAACCCTTCAGGATTTGGTGAGTTTGTTGATCACCTTGGGATGGCTGCTCTCGGTCCGATTGACTACTTCAATGTTCAGGACAAGATGGCTGGTCGCCAGCAGGAGCAGCAAAGAATTAACGAAACAATCCGTAATAATGACATGACAAATGCCAGAGGGTGGGCAAGCAACAATATTGCGCAACAAAATGTCAATCTTCGTCGGATGGAATTAGAGGACAAGAAATACGACAGACTCATCGCAAATGAAACTAATGCCTTAAAACTTGCTGAATTGCAGGACAAGAGATTGCAGAATCAGCAAGCTATGGAGCAGGCAAAGCGAGATAAGGCCGATGCGTACAACTCTGGAATGGATAATCTCTCCAGAACGATAGAGACGGCTACAAAAGTTCTTAATAGCCCAGGATTCACGGGATATTTCGGAACAAACCTAAACCCACTATCGAGTAGATTCATTCCAGGAACAGAGGCTGCTGATACAGAAACTCTGGTTGACACACTGAAATCTCAGGGATTCTTATCTGGCATTCAGCAGATGAAAGGGATGGGGGCTTTAAGTAATGCCGAGGGGCAAAAGGTAATGGATGCTATTGGTAGTTTGTCCCCAAATCAGTCTGAAAAATCAGCCAGAGCAGCTATCAAAACAATCATAAAAACCACTGAGATGGCTCAGAAACGTATGCAACAGAAATACGGGAAGGACATACAACCGTCTCAACAGCAGCTTTCTGATGATGACCTGATTAATAAATATCTCGGAGGGCAGTAATGGCCTATAGTCGCGAACAGTTGATGACGGCGTTAAGGAATGCTGATGCTGCCGGCGATACTGAGGGAGCACGTCGCATTGCTCAGATGCTGTCTTCTGGTGATCAATCCACTCAAAACCAATCGCAGCCAGAAGAACAATCTCTGGTAGGAAAAGCCACTGACTGGCTCACTGGTGGTCAAAGCGCAGGGCAAATTGCAGAACAGGCTGGCCGTGGTCTGGTAAACATACCATTTGACGTATTGCAGGGTGGCGCAAGTCTGATTAATGCAATCAGCCAGGGACTTGGTGGCCCCAAGGTTTTGGATGATGTCTATCGTCCAGTCGATCGACCGACAGACCCTTACGCGCAAGCCGGTGAAACAATTGGTGGGTATCTCCTGCCAATTGGCACAGCGGCAAAAGCTGCTGGAGCGCCAGCAAAGCTCGCAGGAGACATCGGTTCCGCAGGAAACATGATTGCCGGTTCTCTTGCTGATGCTGCAAATCAGGAGGGTGATTTTGCACAAAATGCTGCCATTAACGGTGGTATCAATATTGGTGCTCAAGGCGTTCTTTCAGGTGTCGGGCGCGTTATTGCGCCAAGGGTTTCACAGGCTCTTGGTGGTGCAGCACTGAATTCTGCTAATGATGTTTCCATGATGGCAAAGTCAGGTGCTGGGCGTCAGTCAATTGCCAGTCAGGCCGCTAATGTGTCCGAAGATGTAGCAAAAGCGGCTGAGTCTGCTGGAATTGATATAAACGCATTAACACCGGGAATGCGATCTGGAAGTCGTGGAATTGCACAAGCCGAAGGCGCATTGGCATCAACACCAGGGATTGTTCAGGATGCCCATCAGGCAGCATTTAACGAAATATCATCAAAGTTAAGTCGAAACCTTGATGAATTTGGGGCCGCATCTGGAACTGCATCAGAAAAAAGTGCGGCTATAAAACAAAGGATTCTTCAAAATCTTGATCAGATGAAGGATGCCGAGCGCGCGGCATGGGATGACGTGCGGTCAACAATGCCAAATCAAAAAGCAAGAATGCTAAATGGTAATGCCGTTATTCAGGCAGAGCGATCTGCTGGCATACCGCTTACTCCTGAAATGAAACAGTTTGTTCAGGCAAACAATCAAGGTGGAGTAACATTTGATGGCATGAAAGCATGGAGAGCGAAATTTGCTGATGCGGAGCAAAAATATAAGCGTAGCGGAGAGGCAAATGCGGCAAGGAGAGCAGGGGAAATACGCCGGGCAATTACTGATGATATGCGCACAATGGCGGAAAACGGCGGATTTCTTGATGACTGGCAAAAAGCTAATGATCTGTCTAAAGCGAGGTTATCAGCACAAGAGAGTGCAGAGTCTGTTTTCGGGCGTGATTTGGCAACAGATGCACTGATTACGAATGGAGTAAAATCTCTTCAATCATCGTCAGCTAAAGGTCTTAATGGTCCTGCTGGATTCCATTCTATGATCCGCGCGCTGCCAGAATCAGAGCGTGTTCCTGCTATATCATCAATGTTGCAAGATGCTATCTCGCATGGTGTACGTGGTGGCAAAGCTGATGCAGCAGGAATTAACCATATCGCAGGGATACTTACCCCACAAAATGTAAAAGCCATTAGCAGATATTCCTCAGAACTCGGAAGAATTGCTGATGCATATGGCACTCTTGCAAGAGCAGCAGTGAAACCTCAGCAGTATATTGAAAGAACAGGGAGAACTGCCAATGTACTACGCGATCTGGATGCCGGTTTATCCAACGTCACATCAACAGTGTTAAATGCAATTGCCAACTCAACATCAGGTGCCATTGTTGGTGGAGCAGGAGGGGGCATTGCAGGCGCTGTCGCAGGTGCTTTAGTTGGCGCCGGGTTAAAAGGTGCTGTATCTAAAATTGCCACCACGCGTAGCGGTCGATATGCGATAGAGAAAGCAGTTCAAGAAGCCACGAAAGCAGTAAGAGCTGGCGGAAGTAAAGAAGCATTAGCGGCGGCGGAACGCAGATTTATGGCAAATAAAGCCGCCGTAAAAGCAATACGCGATGCTATTGGTAGCGATGAATTCAATCGCTTGTCGAGAGCTGGTATTGTCGCCTCGTTAAGCGGTATGAATGAATATGAATAGCTTTATCTAATGTTGCTGCTACTGTTGCATGTGACGGTGTTTCCAAATCCTGAATTGCAGTTTGTATATGTGTCAACGCGTGTTGGGTAAGGTTGAGTTATAACAGGCTGGCGCGCTTTTTGCTCGATCGCTTGCATTGTGTTTACAGCCTGATAATTCAATAAAGCCTGCTGGAATGCTTGGCTTTGCGCTATTTGTTGGGCTTGTTCTTGGCTTTGTAATTGAACATAAAGATTCTGAAGCTCAAGTCTTGCCTGTGCGTCACTTATCTTGCCTTCATCGACACCTTGCCCGAGCATCTTCGCAGCAAGGACATACAGCTTAGGTGTTGGTGCTGATGCCATGCGTGAGTCGTTCTTCACGCTGGCATCAAGGCAATTAGCCATATCACTAAGCTTTGGATAGCGTTGTTCGCAACTTGCTTGGTAGTCACTTACTTTTGCGCATCCAGCCAGCAGAAGCGGGATAATTAATAGTGATTTTTTCATAAAGTTATTTATAAAATCCTTTCTATTATTTATCAGAAGTTAGATTGTAATAATTGGTATAAGCTGAAATTGACTTCTGGCATGCTTCAAGAAACTCCTGTGGATTCATTCCAAGTCTTGCTTGCTCTGTGGTCAGAAAACGCTGTAAGAACTCATCTCCGCCAGGCATTTTTGTTGATTCTTGAAATGTTGCCATTTGTTTGATTGTGCCGCACATGCCAGCAAATTTCGAAGTTATCATGAGTTCTTGCAGGCCTTTAAGATCGCCATTATCTGATTTTTGTTTGGCGCAAACTATTGTAGAGAAGAACAATATTAACAAAATAGCGATGCGTTTCATTCTTCACCGTTGCCATGCATACATTTTAACTTCTCAACCTCATGCTCAAGCTCTATCAACCGCGATGCTATAGTTGCAATATCTAGTGCTTGAATATGTTTATTTTTTTCAGTCCATGCCTCAAGTGCTGCTACCATCTCAGCATTTAATGAACGAGAATTAGCCTCAGCCAGCTCAATAAGACGTTCCTTTATCTCTACAGGAAGCCTCAGATTCACTTGAGGGTTTTTGTACTTACGATCAGACATCGGCGCATCCTGAATAATTATTTACCACAGGATATGTAGGTATCTATTGACTATCAATGCGTACCTAAATACTATGTATGCGTACCACATACAAAGGAGCAAAAATGAAAGTTAAGACATTAAGGATGCCAGAATGGCTGGAAAAGGCTTTGGAGCAGTCCGCGAAAAAGGATGATCGGTCGTTCAGTAATGAGGTATTGAGGAGACTAAAGGAGTCAGTAGCTAAGGATGGAATTGTTTGTCCAGAATGAGTAAAGCCCAAGCTATTGCGAGTAGCTCGGGCTTAAATCGCCAGTAAATTTTGAGGAAAAACTGACATGAAAAGTATAGCAACAGCAGTATCTACTATCAACGTGCCATTCCACGGCGCAGAGCTTTATGTCGTCAATCACAACGGTGAGCCGTACACCCCAATGAAACCTATCGTTGAGGGAATGGGGCTAGACTGGAAATCTCAACATAAGAAGATTTCTCAACGCTTCTCGAAGGGTATGGTGGAAATCACCATACCTTCTGCCGGTGGGGTGCAAGCCATGATTTGTATGGCTTTACGAAAATTGGCAGCTTGGTTGAACAGCATCAGTCCTAACAAAGTCCGCCCTGAAATCCGCGACAAGGTAATCCAGTATCAGGAAGAGTGTGACGATGTGCTCTACGAATACTGGACTAAAGGCTATGTGGTTAACCCGCGCAAAGCTAAAAAGGCGTTGCCTGGTAAAATCACCACTGAACAGCAGGAAGCTATTAAACAGCTCGTCATGAGTCGCGGTCAGTCTCTGCCAAAAGAAAAACAGGCGAAGGCGATGATCACCATGTGGTCGTCACTGAAATCCCATTTTGGATGTTCGTACAAAGAAATTAGTGAGGAGCAGTTTACCGAAGCACTGTCACTTGCAGCTCGAGTTCCACTTGAAGGTGAGTTCATCGGCAAACAAGAGAAGAAAACCAACGAGCTTTCTGCAAAAGAAGCAAACAGCCTTGTATGGTTATGGGATTATGCCAACCGCTCACAGGCATTATTCCGCGAACTGTATCCGGCATTAAAACAAATTCAATCGAACTATTCCGGCAGATGCTACGACTACGGTCATGAGTTCTCGTATGTTATCGGAATGGCGAGGGACGTTTTAATCAATCACACACGAGATGTTGATATTAATGAGCCAGACGGACCAACGAATCTTTCCGCATGGATGAGACTTAAGAATAAAGAATTACCTCCTTCAGTACATAACTACTGACAGATAACCAACGCAACGACCCAGCTTCGGCTGGGTTTTTTTATGCCCAAAATTCACCGTGGCCACGCTGCGGCGATTCATTGTATCTGGAGCAAATTAAATGACAGACATTACAGCCAATGTGATCGTATCGATGCCTTCGCAACTTTTCACTATGGCTCGTTCTTTTAAATCAGTAGCCAATGGCAAAATTTATATCGGTAAAATTGACACTGACCCGGTAAATCCTGAAAACCAGATTCAGGTTTATGTGGAAAACGAAGACGGTTCTCACGTTCCTGTTGAACAGCCAATCATCATTAACGCTGCTGGATATCCGGTATATAACGGACAGATTGCCAAATTCGTAACTGAGCAAGGCCATTCTATGGCTGTTTATGATGCGTATGGTTCTCAGCAGTTCTATTTTCCGAATGTGCTGAAGTATGACCCAGATCAGTTTGCATCAAAGTTAGCTTCAGATTTAGGAGCGTCAATGATCGGTACATCTAATGGTGATACGGTTCAGCAGTGGCTTGATAAATTCCCCCCATTATACGCTGAAGAATTTGGTGACCTATCTGTTACAGACGCAACAACAATACTACAGAATGCAATAGATTCGGCATCATTACAATGTCGTGAATTAAAAGTAAGGACGCCAATTATAAATGTTAGGCAACTCAAGCTACCCAACAATACCATTTTGAATCTTGGTATGTGCACTTTAAGACAAATATCTAATACAAATAAGCCGTTAATCAGAAACGATGTGTTTGGATATACTGATAAAGTTCATACAAACTCAAATATTACTATTATTGGTGGGGTTCTTGATTTTAATGGTTCAAACCAGTCTGACACTACGGCAACAGGAGAAGTTAATGTCGGCTGTGCATTTTTTGGGGTGAAAGGCCTTCATTTTCGTGGCTCAACAAAATTCATTAATGCCAGACGTTATAGTTTTTTTGCTGCAAATTGTGCAAACATTACTTTTGATGATCCGGTTGTTGAAAACGACCCGGCAATACCAAGTAGCAATAAAGATGGCTTACATTTTTGCGGAAAAGTTTACGGTATTTCAATAAAAAGTATTTATGTTTATAACCCAGAAGATGATGCACTAGCTATAAATGCTGATGATGTAGATCATGGTGGGGAATGGACTCGCGCTAACATTACTGGAGCAATAGATAATGTTTGGGTTGGGCAAGTTCGTGTGGATGGTCCTTCATCGCATAACGGTGTGCGTTTGCTAAGTGCGTCACCCAACACACCTATTTCAAATGTGAAAATTGATTCAATTGTAGGTAAAGTAGATAATTATTTTCTTAATATTCAACCATACGGTTTAGGTACCTCATCGGTATACCACAATATTGATATCGGCATTATAGGAGGAATATATTCTGTCAGAACCAATCCTGCATTTACTCATGGCATGGTAAATATCTACACTATGAAGCCGAACCCAGCAGTTTTGAATAATATTCATATTGGTCAGATTTTTCGTGATCAGGAAATTGGCGATGGACAGGATCGTCCGACTGTACAGTTATGTGTTGAAAACACTTCTGTTACATTTGATAAAATTGTCGAGCAGAATTGTGCTAATGATGCTGTCGTTAGGGTAACGGAGATAGGACCTGCGGCTTTTATAACTCTAAACGAAGCATACAAAAAATCCACCCGAACCTTAACTCCTGGTGTGTATGGTTCCATCGTAATTGTAAGTAATGTTAACGACAATCAACTTGAACACCTTAAAATTGGATTCAATTCTGCAGATAGACTACGTCACGTTGTATTGGCAAGGTCTGTAAAAATTAAACGTTTGGATATGTTTAGTGATGGTTCAGCAGACAACATCCCTCTGTATCTTGAATCATCCCAGGTAACTAATCTTAATTGGAATAGTAGTGTTCCATCCACTTATCAATTTACTGCACATCGCTATACGCTTTCAGGTGAATCGTCTGCTGTAATATTTGAACGCCCTGCTGTTACAGGTGGGAGTACTACAGAACGCCCAGTAAATGCAATAATTGGTGACAGTTTCTATGATACGACAACGAATACTCGTGTGAACTGGAATGGATTTAATTGGGTGTGATGCAACAGGAATGGAATCTAGTCGATGCACTGTGGTATATAATGTGAAAATTAGTGCAAAAAAAACTCAATCATTACATGTTAATATTTGTCTTATGCTAATGCCTAATTTGCTATTAGGAGGTAACTACAATATAAATCCAGCTATGAAATAATTACATCATCTCCAGAAATCACCTGAAAAAACCACTAGACAGAACCAAGACACACAAAGCTTTGCACTGGATTGCAAGGCTTTGTGCTCTTCTATGCTGAGTGGCTACATGTTTGAAGATCGTTGTGCCGTATTTGTGACATACACATGACAACATCATGCATCAACTTTCTGTTTGTGCCATCAACTATTGCTTGGTGAATGCGGTTAATGCTTGCTAAAACAGATAGTTATGATTGGTGCTACAGATTCGTAATGCGAAGGTCGTAGGTTCGACTCCTATTATCGGCACCATTAAAATCAATAAGTTACACATCAT